AGCAGTTTCTTGAAGAACAAGAAGAACGAAAACTTAAATATCAACCACAATTTATAAGGAGTATCAAATGAACAACGAACTACAAGAACAATTAACTATGATAACTGATCTACATAGATCAGCTTCAAACTCAAGCAGAATATTTGTTATGAAACAAGTCATAAGGGATCTACAGGCGATCGTAAATAAATCTGTACAATCGGAAAATGATAAGTATCAAGGCGAAAGTATGATGAAAGCTATGACAAAAATAGCAGACCTTATGATTAGATATCAAAAGGAAGTAAACGAAGAAGAGAATATGAAGAAGTAAAATGACACCAATAGAAAGACAAAAACTAGAAAATTTAAAGGCAAAAGTAGCAGACGGAAGCTTAAGTGAAGAAGAAAGAAAAAAGTTTGCAAGAAAGGCTATGGATTGGGCAGGTAAATTTCCTGGAGAAAAAACAAAAATGTTGGATAAAATTTACTCTGAACATCAACAAGAAAAAGAACACAAAAGAAAAGCTCTCATGCGCCAAGAAAACGAAAGATTTCAAGAAGAGTGTTTATCTAGACCTGAGCTTGAAGAAATAACTTTTACACCTGATGTTTTACAACAGGAGGGAGTAAATATTAGAGGGAGCCTTGTAGATCATCTTAAAGCGGGTCAAGATACACACGAAAAATGGACAAAAGAAAATGTTAGAACAGATAAAGAAAACTACAAACCATACAAAAGTTTCTTTAAAGTAGACTCGGTTCCCTATATTCATCTTATGCTGCCTAAATGTGAGGACATAGATTATTTTGAACACTCAGAAACACCAAAATATGTAGGTAATCTTTTTGCAAAACCATATAAAGACGGAATACTTTTAGTTGCGAACGGCATAAAAAAAGAAATGTGGTCTAATCTAACTTTAAGAATATCTGGAACTCATGGCACCGATAAAAATTTAATAAAAGGTAAAATGATAATGACCATGATATCTAATGCTCAGTTTCATGAAAATAACATACAGGAAATCTCTTTTAAAAATCATGGCCAAATAGATTGGACGGATAAATGTTTTAATGACAAAGTGACTTTATACATCGTTGTCCCTAAAATGCACAAAACTAAGGCAACTAAATTAGTTATTAAAAACAATATTAAACTCAATAATTTAATAAAAAGGTTTAGAGACGATATAGCTGAAAGAGGACCTATACGCCCTCTGCCTTCAGGTAAATTAAAATATTTTATGGATAGTATAAATGCATCAAGCCACATTAATCATATGATGTACGCCATGAATAAGGGAGAAATACCTAAAAATTTATGTGACCACATGAATAAGGAAGAATTAATAAAAGTTGGCCACGAGGCAGCGCTAATGGAAATTCCTAATTTTATGCATGCTATACCTAAATTACCGTTTCAAAGATCACATTGGAAATTATTAAACAAATATATAAACATGTCTGTTGAGGATTTAAAAAAATTATATTTTAAATATGTCTACCCCCATTTTGAAATTGAATTATCTCGTATGAACAACATACCTAAAGAGATAGTTACCCCTGAATATAAGATTTATTGTAGAGGACTTATGATAAAATTTGGTTTACTTTACTCACACACCAACAAAGGTGAAACATTACCAGATGGTAAGCTTATTGAAACAAAAGATAAGAGTTTAGTTGATAATCTTTTATATTGGCAACGGGTTAATTTATTCGAATTGTTTACAGGTATCACAAATACTAAAAATTACCCTTTACTCATGAGAAACTCACAAATTATTAATGATATGAATTTTTGGGATAAAAAGGTAGAAAATTACTTTTCATATTCTATGGTTCGTAGACCCGAAATGCAACGGGATAATCCTTTTGGTAAAAAAAGTTTTGATTTTAAAGATAAACATATTTTAGAAGAAATAAAAAACAATCAAACCGGTTATCTTATGCCTCATGACGGTGTGTTTGAATTACTACATGACCTTGTTTTTAGTGCCATAAAGTTTAGGGAGTATGAAGATTTTATAACAATGGTTATCTTTGATGATAAAGAAAGATATCTCATTGAGGTATTTGATAAAAAAACGTGGGACTTCCAGTACAAGCTGTTTGATGAATTAAAATTTAATGAAAACTTTTCTAATGAGTGTATGCAAGAGATTTACACAAAGTTAGCAACATGTATACGTGACGCTAAAGTTTTGATTGAAAGAGATAGCAGCATGCAATACCAAGGGAGACGAAAGCCTTTTGGTAGTAAAACAAACTCTGTGTATCATGTTTATTTTCCAAGAGTTCGATATAGAAGAAATACAGATCGCACACAGATTAAAAAAGAAAAAGACTTTTTTAGCGAAAGCAGACAATTTAGTGGCACAAGGAGAGCTCACACTAGACGACTGACCACAGATAAAAAACCATCAAAAAAACAATTATTATTAGCCAAACGTTTAGATATCTATATTCCAGCTGGTTTCACCTTTGTGAGAGAAAGCGAGTGGGGTCATAACATGACTAAACGTGAAAAAATATACAGAAACACAGCTTTGAATGGTTTATTTTATTACGACAATAAAGAAATATCAGAAGCTCAAAAAATTGATCAACTATCCCCTGTTGGTTTTGAGGAATATTGTAAAGAATATATGAAGAAGCAAGGATATAGTATTAAAAATTCTAATAATTATGATGGTGGTATTGATATTAGGGCAATAAAAATTTTAGATAATGAAGAAACTTTATATGCGATTGTTCAATGTAAACATTGGCTGAAGCCTATACCTCCAGGGGAAATGAGAGATTTTATAACAGCTTGTAATGAAGAAACGTCTGAGTTTAAAAAAGTAAAAATCTTTATGTCATCGAGTAAATTTAGTCCCAAAGCTAGATCTTTAGCCCAAGATCATGATATACAAATTATAGATGGAGACATGTTAATTGGATGAGAACCTATAAATTCACAGGCAGCAAAGAATTTGAAGTGCAAGCGAGGAGTTTGAAAAAAGCTCTCCGTTCTGCCGAAGCACAATCTGGGGAAGACAAGATAATAACAGGAGAGTGGATAAACAAACGAGGCAACGAAGTTGTTAAAGAGTTTACCTTACCGATTAGACGAAGAAAGAAAAAATAATTAATAGTCTTTGATATATCCTGGAGGCATTATAATTAATTCCTCTTTGTTTGGTTTTAAAACTACACGGATAGAAGAATCACCAGGTTTATTGTTTTCGTGGACTTCAATACGTTTAATCTCTTCAAGGAAACCTTTCTCTGTCATAATATATATCCTAGCATTACTGACGGCATTACCTCGTCTACCACCTTCTCCCGCTGTGAATTTATCTAGGTACTGTTGTAAATGTTTAACAAACATTAAACATCACCCTTATTTCTAAACTCACTTAACATACTTTCACCTTTTTTATGTAAATCTTCCCTTTCTTTCTTAAGCTGATTGTACATATACTCAAAATGCTCGCACTTCTTTTTCATAAACAATAGTTCTTTTCTCAAGTCAGCATTTAAATTTTGATGAGATAAACTTATCCTCATTAGCTCTTCTATTCTCTTCTCTAAATCATTACTTCCTCTGTCATCGGGCATAGGCACATCTGCGTTTCTATACTCTTCTTCCATAGTCATAGGCTTAGACTCATTTTTTAGTTTTTCCATTTGTTTATTAAACTCCTCTATATCTTTATTAGTCATCATACTTGACATTATAGGAGTGTTACCTTAAATTGTCAATATGGGAGTACCAAAAAGATTAACTGAAATGCAAAAAAGGTTCGCAGAATACATAGTATTTGGTGGGCCTGACGGACCAGTATCTCAAACAGAGGCGGCAAAACTTGCAGGCTACAGCGAAAAGAGAGCTCGATCAGAGGGGTCAGAGTTATTAAACCCAAGACTATCACCACTTGTAGTTCAGTATGTAGACAAGCTAAAACAAGAAAGACTTAAAAAATTTGAAGTTAACTACGAGAACCACGTAGCTGAGTTATCAAGAATAAAAGAAGCAGCTTTAAAAAAGGGAAGCTTTTCATCAGCAGTGAATGCAGAAACAAACAGAGGTAAAGCTGCAGGTTTATATATAGATAGGAAGATTATTAAAACCGGTAAATTAGACGATATGTCGTTAGAAGAATTAGAGGCAAGAATGAAAAAGATAGAAGATGATTACTCACAGATTATAGATGTCACCCCCGACCCAAAAAAGATCGAGGGTGATAAAAAAGATTAGTTGTTATCTTCGTCTTCAAGATCCTCATCTTCGTCCATTTCTGGCTCATCTTGAACTTCCAAGACATCTTTGATGTTAGCAATATCATTTTCTAACTTCTCAATTTTATCTTCTAGCTCTTCAATTTTATTTTTATGATCGTCCATAGTTTTCTCCTCCTCTTTGTGACCCCACATATATTTGCTGTTAACTATCCAATCAATCATTTAGTTTAATATTTTTTCCATAGAAATAATGCAACCTATTGGAAATATGTTACGGTCGCTGAATACTTCTTCTTTTTCATCGTAAGAACTAAACGTCCACAAAAACTTTTTTGTTTTCTTATAGACATAAGCTTGAGTCACCATCTTAGCACATTCAAACTTATCAAACTCTTCTGGTGTGGCATGACCCGCATCGCCGCTAATGTCGATCCACCTAATAGAATAGAAGTAATATTTCTTCTTACCTATGTTAGCGTGTTTGTATCTCTTTTTTCTTTTTCTTGCCATAATCTTGCCATAATCTATGTTGCGATACCTAATAGTATAAAATTTTTTTTATATGCGCTAGAAAATAAAAAAATATTTTAAGTGTCGCAAAATCACTGTATATCCTCTATAAGCATTGAAAACATTGACTAAATTGACAAAATCAGGGGGGTCGGCACCCCGTCGGCACCCCGTCGGCACCCCGTCGCAAAAGTCTTTTAGGTGTCGCAAAATTAGTTCATTTTGGGTCAAATGTCCGATGTTCTTGTTCTGTTCGAAAAATGCGACCCCTCTGCGACCCCTCTGCGACCCCTCTGCGACACCCCAAGTGTCGCAAATCTTTGCCTAATTTATGCCATATTTCCGCTTTAATATCGCCATCTTTGACTCTGCAGCTTCTATCTTAGCTAACAGTTTGTCAATCTCTCCGGTGATATCAACGTGCTCAGGAATAATTCTAGCTGTGGTCAATAAAATTTGAATCTTGACATCAGCGTCAGCAATCTCTGCTTCATATTTCTGAAGCATTGCTTTGTAGATTATTTCACGCGCCATAGTATGCTTGCTCCTTTTCATCGTTAATAATATCGTGGTATTGATCGAGTCTTCTTAAAAAATCATGTTTTGCTCTACGTAAATTAGCCCCGTCAATCTTGAATTCTTGGTAATATAGGTCAGGAGTACATACCATAATAACACATTGTTGGATCTTAGAACCGTGCACCTGATCATGAGCCATGGCATATGCTCCAGCTTGCAATTTATAATCTCCAATCCACTCTTCTCTCTTAGGTCTATTAGATTGTTTAAAGTCAATGACAGTCTCTTTGCCATTGTGAATACCTACTAAGTCCGTAGAGCCTGCGTAGAGGCCTGGATAGTATAACGTGACCTCTGAGCCGAAATATTCTGAAACAGGAGCTAGACCCACCTCTATGACCTTCTCAGCCATACGTTTAGTCTCTTGTCCAAGTTCAGTTAGATCCTCATAACCCTTACCTATGACATAGTTCTCCAGGTACTTGTGCATAGATGTACCACGAGTTGCTGATTGGTTCTTGATTCGTTCAGCTTCTTTTCTTCCTTTTCGCTTTATCCAATCCTTTAGAAATTGATCGTCCTTAGTTTTTCCAAGGATCGTGGTCACTGATGGGAGTCTCTCTCCTGCAACATCATAGTTCCGTGTTCCATGGTCCGTGAATCTTGTGCCAC